CCTGATGCTCTACCACCAAATGTTTTAAGTCTTGCACCTGCTGGTCTAACCTCTGACATATCCCATGTAGGAATTTGTCCTGCATATAACATAGCAATTAGTTCTCTTAATCCTTTTGACCATCCGGGTCTGCTATCACCTACTTTAATAATGGTACTACTATCATCAAAGTGTTCATTCACTATAGGTAACTTGTCTACAACTTCTCTCTCAACTGAGAAGCCTACACCTGTGCCACACATTAATACATACATACATTCGTCAAAGGCTCGTGGACTATCAACAGGTATATAACTACAGTTATAACCACCAACGTGACACCTGTCTAGGGCAGGTCCTGATGTCATCAAGGCTCTCATACTAGGCATAACACCTAGATTCATTATCTGTGTAGACAGTTTTTCCTTCAGTGCTTTAGTTAGACTGTAACCATGATTAGTTTTTAGATGACCTTCCATATAGTCAAAGTACCTATCAATGGTCTCTCCCCAATTCTCTCTGCGTTGTTCTTCTTCTTTCCATCTTGCATAGCGAGACAATGCTATGAAGTTTTGGTAGTCTGTTGGTAAGTAATTACTAATCATATCTATTATTCTCCACTATTGTTCTAATATTTAATATTTTAATTCCATCTACTTCGTGTATTAAATCTGTTACGTAATCTTCTATCTCTTCTTTTAGGTTTCCGTCTGAAGGTACATGGTAGTCTTCAGGGTCTACTTCAAGATTTAACATCATCTTAACCTTTATCATCGTAAACCTCAATTAGTTTATTCAAGTACCACTTCGCTTTATTTAAATCTTCTACACCGTTCTTATACTTATATCGCCATAGATATTTTAATATATTACCCTGTAGGTAACACTCAAATCCTTCACCACACATTGCTCCTATGGCATCTATTGTTTCTATACCTGCTTTGTTATAATGTGCAGGATGGTTTACCATATCGTCATCATTCTCATTCATTGCTCTCTCCTTATTTGCTAAATATTTCATGTACTCCATGTGTCTCATGTCCTTTGTAAACTCTTTTTTTGCTAGTGTCAATGCTTAGTTCCTTTATCAAATTTTAAAGTTATAACATTTCCTGATACATCTTCTACTCTAGCTTTCTTAGGTAAGCTATTACTATTTGTAGGAGTGTCAGGGGTTTCCATAAAGTCAAATACCCTGTTTTGAAAGTCTTTATCTTCTTCCATTAAGGATAATGCAGCACATCCCATCTGACATAGTTGCTCTAATTGATAAAAACTGTCATCATCTATATTAGATTTTCTTGCATTTATAACTAATTGAAAGATGCCTGTCCATTTACCCTCATCTGTAATGTCAGGAACGATTTCTATAAAAAAGTTATTGCCTTTGTTGTCACACTTTTTTGTCATTTATTTCTCCTTATTTTAGTTCCTGTAAATGTAATAAAGCTAAGATGCTTATTCTTTCCTTTTTCTTTTAACCAATCTTCAGGTATTATCCTGTCATAATATTTAAAGCCATGTTTAACACACCATTGACCATAATTAGATTTAGCTCCTTTACTTAGTTTGTTTTTGCTATTTGTGAATACAAACCTAATGTCTAACTTAGGATGTTGTTTCTGTATGCACAAGTGTTTCTTTCTATCGGATACTACAAATCTTCCTTTAGTCTCTATTATAATCCCATTACTTAGAATAAAGTCAGGGGTATAGGTGCGATAAGTTAAGTCTTCCCATTCTATCTTGATGCTTTCATAATCGTATTTATATTTAAGCGAATCAAGATACTCGGATAACTTATGCTCTAAACCACTCCTATACCCATACTTTATAGCTTCTTTTCGTATCTTATGAGGTGGCATTTAATTCAACATAAGATACTATTTTAGGAAACTTTGCCTTAGACATAACGGATGGTTGAACTATTAAGTTATCCCAACACGTGTCCTTGTAGTCACAAAAACCACAGCTAACTCCTAAAATCTTATTGCCTGTAGGCTTACTTCTAAATACTTCTTCTACAGGCTCAAAGCATCTCTCAAACTTATTATCCTTTACTGTTTGAATAGTAGCCTTGATTTTGTCCATCTCTTTAGGAAGGTCTACGTTACTAGCTGATACATACTTAAATCTACCATTAGCTTTGTTGACTACCCACCAACCACCAACTTTCTTTTTGGCAGCTTTTGCATAGCCTACAAGTTGTGCTATATAACCAAACGCATCTCCTTCCCTTAATGTTTCAAAAGAAATAAACTTATTATCGTAAGACCAACCTGATGCTGACTTAACATCATCAACTGCGTTATCAATCACTAAGTCATAAGTACCTGATATTTTAGTATCCCCTACTTCTAAGGTTACATGTTCAGGGTCTTCATACTTAACTCCTGATGCCTTCAACAAACCTTTAAAGACAGCTTCAACAATATCACCTAACATCATATTCATCATAAAGTTGTTAGGCTTTGAAGAAGCTACTTCAGGTTTATTCTTTTCAAACCATAGTTGACAGGTTGGTCTGCCCAAGTTTGACATACGTAAGCGAAAGCCTTTACGATTCTCGCCACTGCCAAACTGTTTTCTTAGGGCATCCATTACATCCTTGCCTACCTGCCCAATAACTTCTTCGGACATGGTAGACTTGCCAATAATAGCATCAGACATATACTGATGTATTAATAATTCAGCAGGGTGAGTGACTTCAGACATTTTCGTCATCCATCTCTACGTCTATAAAGTTATTTACTACATCCATATCTTCGTCAGATATAATATCCTGCTTTTTAGCTACTGCTTCTTCCCACTTTGTAATAGTATAATCATTATTAGATTTAATCCAATCCATGAAATTACCAAACAACTTGTGGTCTTCTTCCGTAATATCTAACTTAGTAGTCAAGTCTAAGTTAACTATAGGAGTGTAGTAATTGCTACCTGTATTAGTAGAGTGAGAGTTAGTACCATTCAGTTCTATATTATGCTGTAGTGGTAGTCTTTCCATTCTAGCTAACTTAGTATAAACCTCTCCCAAAGCTTTAAAGGCATCATTATTATCTATCTCCCATATAACAGGAAACGTAGGTAAGTCTTCAACTTCTTTACCATCTATCCCTTTCACAGGATTTATTAGTTCTACTACACCAAAGACTACTCTATTTCTCTTTATAGACTTAATTAGTATCTTAGTTGCTTCAGGCAAGGCATGAAAGTCTTCTACATAACCTGCTGGTTTACCACAATTAAATGTGCCTGAAGTATCCTTTAAATCCATATTAAGGTTGTCAGCCATAATAGTCTTACAGTAATCTCCTTTCTTTTCGCCGGGTTTAACATTATTAAATTGCGTATACTTCTTATACATAAACCTTTGAAGAAAGGGTCTAAACTTAACCTTCTCTGCAAAATAAAATGTAGGTCTATCCCCTACTACTTCTAGTCTATACATTCCACCATCAACAACTTCAGTGGTTATCTCCTTTCCTTTACTATTTATATCCTTACCCATAGTAGGCTGATGCCATACCCTAAATCTATTTAAGATATTAGTCTTCTTCTCTCCTAATGATGGAGTTGGTAATCCCATAGCCTTAGCCATACTAGCGTAATTTTCAGTATTAATAGTTATTATTTCATTCATATAAATTCTCCTTTCAAAAGAACTGTAGTTATATCACGACACATCTTTCGTGTCAAGCCAATTACTTCCTATCTTTGCTTCTAATAGTAATGGTATATTAAAGTTTATACCAAAGGTTGTATTTATTAAGTCAATCATTACATCGTTAGTGTGGCGAATTACATTTAAGACACTCTCCTTTTCGTCAGGGTGAATATCTATTACTATAGAATCATGTACTGTATTTACCACACATGAGTTATAGATGTCAAGCTCCTTATCAATATGCATAAGTATTAATGGTACTATATCTGCTGTAGCAAATGATTGAACAGGATAGTTTTTTATCTGTGTAAAGTATGAAACTGTTCCATTACTTCTCCTTTCTACATCAGGGAATACAAACTGCCTACCTGATGGTGTGGTTATCATACGTGTCTCTAAAGCTTCCTTAGCCAATCTGCCATGCCAAGATTTGATGCCTTTGTACTTTTCTGTAAAGTGTTCGTAGTACTCAGCTTCTGGTTTTGTTCTTCCAAACCCTGTTGCTCCATACAACGGTGCAAACGTGTGTGCTTTCGCATCTTGGCGAGAAGTCGGTTGACCTGCATCTGTAATAACTTTAGACGTATATGAGTGAACATCAAATCCAGTCTTGACCTCTTCAATAGCAACTCCATCTTGTGATAAATATGCAGCAGCTCTAAACTCTAACTGTGCAAAGTCTGCTTCTAATATATGACCACCCTCCCAACGTGATATAAATACTTTCTTAACAGGGAACGTACCACCTCTAGGCATATTCTGCATGTTAGGGTCTGCTCCACTAAATCTTCCTGTAGCAGTTCTGTGTTGTAACAAGCGAACATGCAACATACCATCAGATTTAATATGTGTACTGATGCCCTCAACGAAAGAAGACAAGTAAGTATCTAAGGCAGACAACCTCTGTAAGTCTGTCAGAAAGTTGACAGCATCAGTAAGGTCATTCTTCTTAGCAGTATTTCTTAGTATATCTAAATAAGTTTTATTAGTTGTAAAACCATTAGCACTTATCCACTTAGCAGTAGGTGCAGTAAACTTTAAGCCACCTATTGCATCCGTATTATTAAATAGGTAGCCACTAGTATTACAATGAATACACCTACTTGGTTTAGAATATAAGTTTCCATCTTTCTTTACCTTTCTTATGTAGCCTTCTCCATTACAGTCATTACACTTAACTGCTTGCGTTTTGTATATAGTCTTAGAATATATGATTGCTTTTTTCCTATACTCATCATTACTCATGTAAGGAAAGAAGTTATTAGCCCACACTGCTTTGTCTATAGGCTTCTTACTATATATAACCCAAGACATTTGCTCAGGACTATTAAGATTAATGGGTGTATCTCCCATCAAGTTTCTAACCTGTTTATTTAAACGTTCCTCAATGCCTTGCTTCTCTTTCTCAAACTGAACTCTAACTTCTTCTAACTTTTCTTTGTCTACCTTAAACCCTCGTTGATATATTCTACCTAATGTAACAGCTACTTTGTTAGTAAGTATCACAGTAGGCATAAGAGAAGAATACTCTAGTGTATTTAACTTCCTATATATCACATCAGATAGTTGCTGTGTTGCATGTAAGTCTGCTGATAAGTAACTTGACAATTCATCAGCAGGTATCTCATCAACACCTACACCCTGCTTAAAGTATTCTTTTAATGTATCTTGCTTCTGTGTTTCTAATTCGTATCTCTCTGCACAAGCTTCAAGAGATAAAGGTTTCTTATCACCACGTTGAAGTATATATTCACCCAACATAGTATCAAAGACAGGACCCTTATAGTTAAAACCACATTCCCATAACCA